GACGATCTTCTTCCACCAGCCGTAGGTCTTTTCAAGCTTGGCCCACGACGCAACCAGACGCTTATTGAGGGCGTCGGCCACGATCTTGGTGAAGTCGGTCGCAGCGCCGAGAACGTAATTCTCGAAGTACCCGCCGAGGAAATCGCGGTCGCCCGTGCCGAGCAGATACGCCTCGCGGATGCCGCTCAGACGGTGGACTTTCTTATTGACGTCGGCAGGGTCGCGCTCGATGCCCAGCAGGTCCTCGACCGCCAGGCGGAACTGATCCGCCTCGCTGAACATGCCAGTGACGCGGCCAGGGCCGCTCACGATGCCGCCCGCGGTCAGCGCCGAGACCTCGTCACGCGCCTCGTCAATGGCGGTCTGCAATTCGGTCGGCGCGAACTTACGGCCCTCGAACTGCTTGCGGATGCGCGCCTGGGTGATCTCAGGCAGGCGCGAGGTGCTGAGGCCCGTAGTAAGCAAGTGGCCGCATTGCGCGATCAACAACGCATCGGCCTCCTGCTGCTGGGCTTCCAGGACGGCCAGACGCGACTGCTCACCAAGCAATTCAGCGGCGGCGCGGCGCGTTTCTTCGATCTGCGCCAGGCGCGGATCGGGGGCGGCGGGATTCTGCCCGCCAGTGGTGGTTTCTTCTTCCATAGGGATTACTCCTTTCGCTGTACGGGTAGACGCCTTCACCGCGTGAAGGTCGTGGTCATCGGCGCTGGAAGAAGCGCCGTTGATTTCTAACTTTGCTTGCACAAACTCCGAAAGCAGGCCCGTGTCATCCACAGCGGGGGTATTGACCGCGCTCGTTTCCTTGCCTGTCGGGTCCTTGAACAACAACTCACATAGAACCTTGCCTTTGGGCGTATCGTACTCCCGCCCTGGCATGTGAGGACAAGTTACCCAGCGGGAATTACAAACCGTACAAAAGATGTCGGCATAATTCCAGCCAATCGAAAAGCGATCAATGCGCCCCTCCACGTAATCGGTCATACCCTGGCGCGTGGTCAAGCGGATGGTCTGCTTGAAATAATCCCCATCCAACGAGGAAACAAGAATGGTCCCATCCCGAGCGCCAATGTCCTGCGTGTCGTGATTCCGCAGGAACGGCTGCCCCGTGAACGAAACCGCGAACGCAGGCAGGTCCTCATCACGGAACCGCAAGAAATTACGATTGGGACCACGCTTGAACACGTGAGCGTCGAAATCCAAGTGATCCATTTCGCCGCTCTCAATCGCGGCCAGCATTTCGGCGCGCGATTTCGGCAGCGTCGGCGCTCCCGCCAACACCGCGACACTATACGGTTGAACATTGGGAATCCCTAACTTCATGGCTGACTCTCCTCTGGGGAATTAGGATCGGTCGGCGGCGTCGGCTCGGGGCCAGGCGTCGGACGACTTACGGAACGCGGATCAACTCGAATTGCCTGCAAGAGATTTTCAACAGGCTCGAACGGCTCCGCGATCATGCGATAGATCAGGGACAAGGCTTCTTTCGCATCGATCATCTTGCGGTCAAACAGATCCATCACCACAGGCCAAACGCGATTCGCGGCCAGGGCCAGCGCGCCATTATCGCGCTCGGTAATGTCAGGCTTGTTGACCTTGATCGCGGCAGTCGGCTGTACTTGCCTGTCGTAGCGCGCGCGGACCTCCAGCGCAATGCGGGCCAGATCCTCCAGCATTTCGACAAACGCCAGTTGAGACTGCTCCAACGTGCGGAAGGTCGGCGTACCCGCCGCCTCCGCCGTCGTGCGCGTGCTGCTCTCAGGCTCCGCCAGCCAATGCAGAGGGAAGGTCACACCCGCCGCAATGAATTTCTTCAGCGCCAGAATGTCCTGATTGGCGTCGAAAGCATCCACACTGGTCGGCAGGATGCCCCACTGTTCGGCGGGCGTGGTCACCAGTATCTCGCCAGGCTTCGGCGGGTTGGCGTTCAACTCCGCCGCGCGCTTCTTCGCTTCTTCGGGCGTGGCTTGCAGCAACTGCACCACGTACAGGAACAGCGAGCGGAAGTGATTCAGCCTTACGCGGTCCTCCAACATGGTCGAGAGACGACCGATCCAGGGAAGCATCGGAGCCAGGTCAGGCTCACCCCACGACGCGCCCACAGGCCGATTGAAAGCGCAGTGCACCATGAAGCGACTCTGATTCGCGTTCGGGTCATACGCGGGCCACGGCTCCGCCGTCGGATCGTCGGCAGGCTGATAACTGACTTCCTGCATCACGTCGTTATCCCGCGTGTTGATCTCTCCAATGCGGTCGGCTGGAACAGCACGGACGTACACCATGCCCGCCACCTCGTCCACGCTGAACAGAAAGAACATATTGCCCGAGCGCACCACCTCGTCATGCCAGTCCTTCAGTTGACGACCGATCTTGTTTAGAGGATGGTCCCACCACTCGCGCAGAAATGCCGCCGTCGGCTCATGCTCGGTCGAAAGCGTGATGCCCTTCCCCACCACGAACGCAGACAGGACCCGCACAATATTGCGAGCGATGGGATTGACGCGCCAGGCGCGCAGGCACTCCGCCAGCACCTTGTCCCGTTCATAGGTATAGCGGTCGGTGTAGTACAACGACGCCCCACCAGCAAAGAACGTCGCATCGGTTTCCGCAGGCGCGGCAAGTTCCGCCGCCACCTCGCGGCCCAGCGCAGAGCGCGCCAGCACGCGCGCCAGTTGACGAAAAAGAGCATTGGATTGTTTAGCCATCAATCTCCTTCAAAATCGCCCGAACCGCAGGGCGTGGTAAAGCGGACGTACACAACGGTCTCGTAAGACGCGAACTCCGCGAACTCGGCAAAGGTCAGGGTCACCACGCCGCCGAACAAAAAGACCAGGCCCGCGCCCACCCCAAACACACCAGGCACAAAGCCAGCCGCAATGGCGAGCATGGATGCAACAGTCAGCCCGCCGCCACCTGCGATCATGGCATTGGCGGCCTGTCTCAACTGCGCGATGTTGTTCCTGATCTGCGTCTGAGCAGAGGGCGGGACGTAATCGCGAAACACCAAATGCACCTCGCGGACGGACTGCGGCGAACCACCACCGCCGCCGCCGCCGCGTCCCCGCCCCTTCCCCATGCCGCCCGTCGAATTGCAGGAGGCCCATTGCACACCCCGCGCGCGATTTACCACGCGGACAAAAGGCTTATTCGGGTCCTGCGGATTTCGCAGGCGGACCACGCGCTTATCGGCCATTAGAAATTGCTCTCCATTCCACGCAGACGGTCCACACCATGCACAATCACGGTCGGCACCTGCGCAATCCATTGCAGTTTGTCGAGGATAGCCACCAGCGAGTCAGCCACGGGGATGTCATCATGGACCAGCAGCCCATCGGGGCCGCGCGTGCCGTCCTTCACGCCCCAGCGCATGATCTTTCCAGGACCAGGCAATATCTCGCTCTTGCAATGTACATACTGCACGCGGCTCTCGTCCGTCGGGCAGCAATCGCGCACGCGCCCCGTCTCGATAGCCGCGATGTATCCCCAACCAATCTCGCTCTTGACCTGCTGGGAAAACTTGACGGGAATGACTCGGGTCGGGTGCGCCTTGTGCATCATGGCCCAAAGCCCCTCCCCTACTCCCGTCGCATCCATCACGATATGCTGGGGACGCCACACGTCCACCAGCGCGGACAACTGCCCAAACAATTGCAAATGACTCACACCCTGCCAGCCCATCCGCTTGACGATCCGATAGGTCGGCGCTTGCAGCGTCGAGAGCGTCGAGAGGTCCACGTCCACAATCGAGAGGCGCGTATAGTCGCGCCCAGGGTTCCCCATGCCGTCCAAATTCAGGAGCGCCTCATCCTGCCCGCCCACATCAAGAAGGAAGGCGTACACGTGGCCCGCCGTCGGCTCCGCCTGCTCGGGCTGGTCGCCTTGCATGAGCGCCATCCGCGCCGCGTTGAACATGCCCGCTTGCGCGTCAATCTCCTCGCAGAAATACTGCGTCTTGACCAGGGGATGCTGTCGGCCTTTCTCACTCACCACGCGGTCCACGTGCTGGCCATACTCAGGAACGATCTTGCGGACATCCTCGGCCGTGTAGAAGAACAAGCGCTTCACGCCGTCGGCCTCCTGTTCCGCACGCGCCTGCTTTATCTGGCGGGCCAGCAAGGTATCGGAGGTCCAGACCGTACCCCAAAAGACGCGGGTCGCATTCGTGCTGGCCGTCATAGGATCGAAATCTTTATCAAACTTGGACGGCAAAACGTCCTGCGCCTCGTCCACACTCAAAAGCAGGTCCGCCGTAGCGCCCACCACATTAGCGCCTGGGGCCGCGCTAAAGAATTGCAGGCGGGAACGCTCGAAGCGATAGATAAAGCCGCTCGAAGCCTTCCACAGTCCGCGCGTGCCCGTGCATTTGTCGAGAGACAAGCGCACACGGTCCATACTGTTGATCGTCTGAGGCTTGAAGGTCGGCGCAACGGTCACGATCCGACCCCCATAATGCCCCGCTCGATACATGAGCCAGGCGAATAAATGCGCCTGCAACTCATTCTTACCCGACTGGCGCGGCAGGACCACGACAAACGTCAAGCCCTTGCGCTTCAAGACAGAGTCCTTGATGGCCTCGGCAATCTCCACCTGATAGGGGCGCAGCGTGATACCCGACGTAGCCGCCCAATTACTCGGATTCTCGCGGATGGTCTCGCGCAGCCTGCGCGCCAGAGGGGAATATTGCGCCGTGCTAGTCTTCATCGAACTCCAAAGTTTTCAATTCGTTGTACGCCTCCTGGATCGGAGTCAGTGATCCAGAAACAAATGACGCAGTACGATAGCCGTTGAAGATGGCAACACTATTCGCGGTAAAGGCGTGGACCAACTTGATCATTTCGTCGTTGTCGGTCGCCTCTCGCAACTTTAGAAACAGCCTGTCGTTTACGTCACTTAATCGCAACAATAGTTCCTCGATGGTCAGCGCCGTCTCACGGTCAGGCTTGAGACCTTTGGCGTAACCGCCATGCTTCAATGCGTTCTTGTTGCCCTTCCCCTTGCCAGCGCGGGGAGAAGGCTTGACAGTAGCAGAAACTTTCGACGGCATCACTCACTCGAATACGTGCGGGACTGCATGCGAATATCATGCGCCGTGATCTGTCCGCTCAATTGATGCACCAACGCAGACAGCGCCTTAATATCCTCGGCCAGCCGCCCAATAGCCTCGGCACGATGAACGCGCTCCTCTACCAGGAACTGCCGCCATTGCTCGTCACGCTCCGCTTGGGACCTCTCCATCCGCTTCGACCATTCGAGGATGAAGTAAATAAACATGCCCACCAGCGGAACCTGCACCAACAGGTTTGCCAATGGTTCGCTCATTCGGGACGGGGTCCGTCGTACCCCATGAACCGCGCCCAAGCATCCATGGCCTGCGCCCACTCCAACAGCGACGCAGTCCCAGGCATCGGAGCCGTCGGCGCTTCCAACCGCGCAAATTCGCGGTTGCCGATGGACAGGCAGACATATTCCTGCTGCAAGCCGCCAGGATTGTCCGACACCCTGCCCCACGTCTGATTGCCATTCTGAACGATGGTCTGATAGACAGTAAAACCCTCACCGTTGCTCATCTTGCGTTTGATGTTGAGCGGGTTGAGGGTTGACGTCTGCGAGCGAACCAGCAGCCCGTCTTTGTTGGTGACAATGTACTTGTAGTTCACGCGCGACCTCCTGTTTTTGACCGACCGCCCACCCGTTTTTAAAACGGCCAACCACGACCCAGCGGGGGGCGGTCGTGGTTGTGAGTCGAAATTTACAACAAAATCTTTACATTGTCAAGTTAGAACGGAAGTACTACTAACAAAAAATCCCCGCCGTGCAGGGCGGGGATCGAGTCGGTAAAGCGCCAGCGGCGCGGCCTGAGGGGGGCAGGTCACGCCGCTAACTTCGGCAGTATATCACACTTCATCAAGCACGGTCGGGTCCCCATCCACCAGCCGCGCCAGGCGCATGTGCTGATCATACTTCTTCGCCGCACTCTCGAAAGCGGGACCGTCCGCCATGCCTTGCTTGTATAGATTGGCTTCAAAGGCCCACATCTTCCGCGCGCGAAATTCGAGCGCGGCCACGATCAACGCGACATCCCGAGGATGCAGGGACAGGACCACAACGGGGTTAACTTTTCTTATTCGGGGCATGTTTCTCACTCCTGCGTGCGATCCAGATCCAGACCCACAGAACGCCATACAGAACGCCCATGAGCACAGCGAACAAAAGCAGGCCCACCGCGTGCAAGAGGATAAGCATAGGGATTACATCGGCTTCGCCCATGACTCCCCTCCCCTACAACAACTTGTCTTGCACAGGCGACGGCGCGATAAAGCCTTGCAGGTACGGCGGGCGGGCAATGATGGAAGGCTTGTAATCCGACCACGCATTCCAGGGCCAGCGTTTCATCACCGCGATCCACTCATCCTCGGAAGGCCAGCCGCTATCCCGCCAGATGCGCAGACGGTACACCTCGCCGTCGAACATAACTTCGAGGTGCAGGCCCCGCTGTAATTTGGTATGTTGCGGGCACTTCGGCATTGCCTTCGCGCCGCTCACCAGGTCGCACATAATTTGATACAGCTTGTCAGTCATGTCATTTGTCCTTTCGTAGATGAATTTGCCAGTCGCGCAGGTCCTCGTGGAACGCCCCGCGATGCCGTCGGCTGCGCTTGCGCGCCGAGCGCGGAAGATACAACCGCGCACGCACCTTCGGATTGGTCGGCTCTTGGCCGTTCACCAGCAGGCGCTGGATGTAGTAATAGTTCACCGCGCGGCCA